AACCACTTTACGACGATTGACCGCCTCTGTCTGGCCGGTCATCTCACGAACGATCTGACGCGCAGCGATCTGCGCCTGATCCTTCGTCCACTTCTGCATCTTGGCTCGATACTTGTCGTTATCGAAGGCTACATCCGCGTCCGCTAGATCGGGCATCGGCTCGTCTTCAACAACAGGAGGAGCAGCTGCAGCTGTGGTCTGTGCGGCCGTGGGTTTACCACCGCCCTTCAACCGCTCCAACTCCGCCAGTGCGTCTTTGAGTTGGGTCTGCATGTGCTTGCCAAATATCTTCGTGCCTTCGAGCAGATCGTTCAGCTCTACTATGCGTTCCTCAGCAGATCCTTTCTTCGGTGCCGGCCGAGCGGGTGACGCCTCTTCGCCATCTGCTTCGCCGGTCAAATCCTTATTGGGATCCGTTTCATCGCTGGGGTCGACGGATGCGGTGGACGAGTCCGCGTCTTCGTCCGAAGTCCCCTCACCCGAATCGGTCGGGTCGCCGAGTGTTCCGTCTTCGTCAACGATGGGGGAATCTTCGTCGACCAACGGATCCGAGGCTGCTGCTGCAGCGCTGCCTCCCGGAGTGGCATCAACATTCTGGCCCGCGGCGACCGCAGCTACTGCGGCGGCGTCGGCGGCACGGGCCGGGGTGGCACCGCGGAACGGGTTCAACTTGTCGTCGACCTGCTTCTGCGGTTGCTTCTCATAATTTTCTAAATCTGACCTGGAAAAGCTCATTGATAGTCTCCTGATAACACGGCATACGCTGCCGCGAGGCGAGTCTCACCAGACTGGGAAAATCAAGCGGCCTTTTTGGCCTTCTTGGGTTTAGCAGCGGCCAACGCCTTCGCGGCGGCAACCTTCTGCTCATTCAACTCCGATTGATGCTTCAACGTCAGCGCGTGCTTCTCGTGCATACGACGCATCTCGTGCTCGTGTGCTCGCGCGGCGCGCTGTAGCTCGGCTTCGTGCAACTCCTGCTGCCGATCCGTCTCGACCTTAGCCTGGAAGTGCGCGCGCTGTGCGTCGGCCACTGTCTTGTGGTGCTCCGCGGCCTGCTCCTGCTGATGCTGTTGAGTGGCGTGCTGCAGATCCTGCAAGTTGCCGACGTGCTTGGCGGCGAGGTCCATCTGCGCCGATTGCATGTCGGTCTGCTGCTGGCGCTGATCGGCACCGATCTCGTGCGCGAGCTTGATGTTCGCGAGGTGCTTGCCAGCGGCCTCGTAGCCGATCTTCTGCTGCTCGACCGGGCTCATGTGAGCGCGCGACTGCGCGATCTGCGCGTCCGCCGTCATCTTCTGAGCCTTACCCTGCAACAGCTGCGTCTGGAGCTGCTGCATTTGCTCCTGCTGTTGCTGCTGGGCGTTCTTCTGTTGGCCGACGCCTTCCTTCTTTTCCTTCTCGGTCGGCTTGATGATGCCCTGCTGTATCAGCGGGATCCGCAGCCGGTTCGCCATTTCCTGCGCGTCCGGCGAGTCGATGTTCTTCGCGATCAGATCCTGGATCACGGGCGCCGCACTCGGCATAGCCTCAGCGAACGAGATCAGCGTGTCGAGCGCTTCCTGTCGCGCCGACTGGAAGCTCGGACCGATGGTGACTTCAACGTCGTACGACCCCTTCGAGAGGTCGTGCATGATGTCGCCAGTGAATTCGTTTTCCTTGTTCAGCTCGACCATCTTCTCGATGCCATCCTGGCCGATGATGCGCTCGACTCGTTCCGTGTCCATTGTGGGCGGAATCATATCGACCAACATTTCCCAGGTTAGCTGCAGCGCAGAGCTGAAGCCGTCGATAAATTCATAGCTCCCGAGGTCAGAGCGCTTCGTGTGTTGCACGAGCGCTTTGCCCGAGACGCGGTTCATGTCGTCGGCATTGCCAAGCGCGGGGTCGAAGTAGCCGATGGTGGCCTGGATGTCTTGGATCGACATCTGCGCGAGTGCCATAGCGCCCTGCGGCAGATCGAGCGGCTGGGTGCGGAAGGGCATGCCACCCTCCGCGTTCTTGTCGACGTTGTACGGCAAGTACGGACGCGAGGCGACGTTGGCCTGGTTCCACTCGTTCTCGTAGCCCTTGATCATCGCCTCAGTGACGAGGTACGGCGCCTTCGGTAGGAGCGCTGAGCGCTCGATCATGTCCGAAGACCGTGAATTGTAGCTGCGCTGCGCGTCCTTCGAGTGACGGATCAGCGATTGGAATTTCTTACGCCCCTCGATGTTGATGTAACGACCGGGGCAGCGGACCACGGGGATGCGCTTCCAGTCATAGTAGTACGGGCCTTCGAGGATCGTCGAGCCGTCAATCTTTGCCCACATGACCTGCCACTTCGTGGTCTTACGGATCATCTTCGCGCCAGTCTTTTTGTTCCGCGCGATGCGGGTGACGCCGCTCTTCTCGTGCGTCAGGCCGTGATCTTCGAGGTGTTGCTCGGTAGCCTTGAGATCGGAGTCGTAGTCACGGACGGTGCCGTCCGTCATCTTCGCAATCCACTTCTCGCGCGGGACGCGCTCAAAGTATTCGGCGATGCGCACTTCCTTGTCCGTGAACCAGCCGTAGCTGTCTCGCGAGACATTGAAGCTGTTCATGTTGCCGTCTGGATACAGCGCTTCGTAGTTCTCATCGGAGATGCGCTCAGCAACAAGGCAGCGGTTGGCGTCTCCCGCGCACGCGTCAGCGCACTGCGGATCCCACACCACCGTCTGCGGATTCGAGATGTTCAGGATGCGTAGCACCTGATCGAACGCGCCTTCACCATCGTCCTGCATGTACGTGGGCATGATGCGCCACGCACCGAAACCGCCAGCGACGGCGAACTTGAACTGCTCTTTGTAGATCTGGTCGGCGCGACTCGCCTGCTCGATGGAGCGGCACAGCCCGGCGAAAACTTCGGCGGTCGACTCGGAGGCGCCCTCAGACGACGGCCGGACCTTGCCGGCGGGGCGCGTCTGGCGCATATCCGCGACAACCATATTGACCGGCTGCAAGCACCGGTTGAAGGTGTAGCAGGGCTTGCCGCGTCTGTTCTGCAATACTACTGGGTCCCATTGCCCCATCGCCTCCGCGTTGTAGATGAAGTTCAAATCTTCCGAGTGCATGCGGCGGTTCTCTTCCCACGCGCCGACACCTTCATCATAGAAATTGCGGATACGCGAGAGTAGGCCCTCGTTATCCTTGATCTGGAAGCCAGGCGAGTCAGGAAGCGTGCCGCGTTGTCCCGGCACGTCTCCAATAAGATCCCAGTTGTCGCCTGCGTTCGTCGTCATTTACGTCGGCATCTCGTCCACGATAGCGCGCTGTCCGTCACCGACGAAAACGCCATCGAACGTGTTGGGCGGAATGTACTTCGCAGCCCCGTCGTTCTTCCATTCGTGCACGGCCTTTTGATCCTTTGTTTTTCGTCCGGTGTCTACCAGCTTCTGGTACTGGACACGGACCTGGTTGCGAATCGCACCATTCTTGAAGTTGAACGGGGCGACTTTGCCCTTGCGCTCAATGACGAGATTGTTCATGCCGGCGGTGACATGCACGGTGTACGTACCCAGCTGGAGCTTCCGGCCGTTGTTGTCGACGCGTCGAGGATCCTCATCCTGCTGACACTCTTCAACCTGTTTGCCATCCGACGCCGGGCGTTTCACGAAACGCCAATCGACAGAGGTGTGTGTAACCTTGTCGTCTTTATCTTTGTGCTCGATTTTGTGCGCCGCCTGCTGTCGCAGCCGGATGCCCTCTTCGTGCACCAGCTTCAATGTAACGCTCATTTGGTCTCACCCCTTACGCTTGCGCGTGAAATTAAAAAATTCACCATCTCATCCTGTCTGCCTTTCAGCGCGGCCATCATGTGCTTGATGCCGATCATGTCCTTCGAGTAGTGATAGAACCAAAGTTTCCTACTCTTCACATCGACCAACATGAACGCACCGCGCTTGCGGAATTCGGCCTCCACCTCACGGATGGGCGTCAGCCGCTCCACACCCCACCCTGTGTCGCCATGTTCGGATCCCAGCTGAACCACGGTAGGCCGCCCTCGCTGGCCGGCGGAGCCTTCGCCACATCGAAGCCGCTCATCACGTTGTAACGTGTGGCATCCATGATGTGATCGTTCTTCTTGATGATGTTGCCTTTCTCGTCGCGACGATAGAGGCGCACTTCCTTGAACCAATTCGTCAGCGTGCTGAAGACGCGCAACTGCTGCGTCGAGAGCATGTCCCAGGTTTGGATCAGACCAGACACGACAGTGTTGTCGGCCTTGCTGACCTTCAGCCCGAGTCGACAGTAGGCGTCGATCAGTAGCTCGCCGTCGGGTCCGCGAGCTTTTTGGGCGGCGGGGTCTATGACACCAGGTATCCACGAACCGCGCCTCATTATTGCCGCAGCGTGTACGGCGGGGTCGGCCTGCCCCCTATAGTATTCGTCATACGCCACCGCCGGATACCGGCGCTGACCGGAGGCGTCATTGAAGCCGTTGTCTATATCCCAAGCGAACCAGATGACCGCGGTGCAGTTCCAGCCTGGATCCATACCATACGAGCGCGGCCAGTGCGACGGAATGTCGAATGGCTCTATCTTCATCACGTCTTCGGGGATCGGGTAGATCGCTCCGGTGCCGTGACCAGGGATGCCGGACTTTCTCGCCTGCAGCTGCCACGCGGGTACGCCCGCGAGGATCGCGTTTTTCTCTTTCTCGCCTAGATGAGGGACATCATCCATATCTAAAAAAATCGCGGCGCGGCTCATGTTGTGCCGCACTTTTTACACGTTTTCATCGACAACTATCTCCTCTCCCTCACCCATGTCCCACGCTGCGGCCGGGACAGCGTCTGGCTCGGGCGAGAGATCAGGAAGAAAGGTAATCATCAGGTCCGAGACGCCTAACATTGGCGTCTCTGTCAACGCGAGCGTGCCGTTCGGCTCGCCGGGCACCGTACTTAGCAAACGGAGCAGGCACTCGGTGTAAATTTCAAGTTTTGGCTCTTCGTCCAAGTGGATACGATGCTGTCGCGTGCCTTGGAACGCTTCGCGGCCTTGATCGTACGACTTGAACTGCAGCGTCGAGATTCCTCCGGACACATGCCGTACGAAAACCGACTCAAACGCATCGGCGAGACCGTGTTTCACGGTCCGCCGCACCAAAAGATCTCCAGGAATCATGCCGGTGCCGTACGCTTGCTCTTGGCCCGGCTTCCCGCAGAATTTTTCCTGCAAAATGTCGCGCGTGTTCTTCGCAGTGTCCGTCGCGACCCACATATCGATAGGATGGGCGTATCGGCGGCCGGGCCACCAGTCTGGATACAGTCCGGTGAGGTGTAGTACGTCCGCGAAACACCCGCAATGCGTTTTTCCCGTTCTGTTTCCACCGAAAAGCGCGATCTCGTCGTCTGTTTGCTCCAACGCGAAGAATCGCATCTGCTTCGGATAGTGCTTCCGCCCCAGTGGGCAGTTCTTCAGCGCTGGATGGTCAGACGGATCCTGAAACCAAGTCACTATTTGGGTCTGATCCTGGATCTGCGCACGTTGGCTCAGGATCTGGATCAATTTCGTCGTCTCCGGCAGGCTCAACGACTTCAAATTCTGCTTCGATAGCAGCGTCTGCAGCTGCGGCGGGAGCGGCGAGTATACCCTGTCGATCAAATCTTGATAGGAGCGTGGTAAGTTGCGCATGAGCTTGGTCCAACGATAGGTTCTGCTTGACGTTGAGATCCACTTTCAGGTTCTCGCCGAATTTTTCCGGGAAAAAGTTCGCCGCGATGCGTCCTAGCATGCGCGCGTCGCCCTTGGTAGCGGCCGCGGAGGCTGCGTGGTCGAACACGGACCGTGCTATGTGCGCGGCGTCGTCAAAATCTCGTTGAAAATCTCCATTCGCGGACAGCTCCTTGTGGAACTGCACGTTAGTGGCACCCACTGATCGTAGCGCCCCCTTCATATCCGCCGTGTTGGCGTACGTGATGAGGAACGCGCGTCGCTTCTCGTCTGTCCAGTCAAAATCTTCGGTCACGCTCAGCGTCCGGGTGACACCGATGCTCTCTTCTAGGCGGTTCACTGCGTCCCTAAAGGTCGTGTTCCAGCTCAAGATCGCTAGAAACTCAGACTCGCTGCGCCCGCACGCATCAGCCGCGAGCGCGAAGTCTTTCAGCTCCGCGTACTTCGCCAAAAAATTCTTCTCACCAGCGCTAGGCACCGGAGGGCCGGCAGGCGCTGTGTTCTTCTGCGTGTAGTTACGCCTGCGCGCTTCCTCAAGCTCAGGCACTCCCTTGCCATAGACCGGCACCTGGCCGCGCTCGACGCGTTGGCAATCAACACATATGCTTCCGTTCGCGACGTAGCGTGCGGCCCGGTGCCCGGTAACGCACAGCTCGCCAGTCCAGAAGTGCTTCC